TTATCCTGGTCATAGGCGGCACCCCCCCCGCTTAGGCGGGGAAAACACTATATTACATCACTCTGAAAAGCAATGGCGCGACCGAGGATGTGGACATGATCTAGCTTTTCGCCGGAGTAAATCATCGGCGGGTACTTGGGGGTCTCAGACAAGAGCTGCAACACCTGCGAGGCCTCGTCGTAGTAGACACGTTTCAAGGTCGCTTCGTCGTCGATCGCGATCGCATAGATCTGGCCGGGCTCAAGTGGCGCGTCCCTCTGGATAAAGACAATGTCTCCGTCGAGGATCCTTGCGCCGGTCATGCTGTCCCCACGCGCTTTGAGACAAAAATCTGCCCGAACATCGGTGCCAGACTCCACATAGCTTTCGCGGTCCTCTGTGCAGAAAATGGGCTGACCGCAAGCGATTTCGCCGAGGAGCGGGATGCGTTGGATGTTGAGAGGCACAATATTGGAATACGCAGGGAGAGAAGGCTTTTCTGTTTGCTCATCTATAAGTTCGGATTTTTCAATTCCAAAGAAATCGGCAAGCTTCTGGATTTTCCCCATTCGTGGGATGGCTTTGCCGCGAGCCCAAACATTCATGATTTGTTGTGATACGCCAATGGCATCTGCAATCTCTTTCTGCGTTTTACCACTCACATCAATTAAGCGGCGTAAGTTGCTGGAGAAAATCTGTCGCTGACGATCTTCTGTCATTTTTACCTCCTCGGTACTGCAATCTACATATGACAATATTAAATCAAAAGTTTAATCGAGGCAAGCGGAAAACAAATAAAATTTAATTTTGCTGTTGACAACAAATATAATTTGTTTTAAGCTGTGCTTGTAATTGCGGGGGCACAAGAGAACGCCACCAGAAAGGAGAACGATGCAACTAATCAAAATCACGCCTGCAGCGGCTAGAGTAAATGCTGGATTGACGCAGAGGCAAGTAGCAGAGCACTTACATGTTACTCAAGCCACCCTTATAGCATGGGAGAAGGGGACCTCTGAGCCTAGTATTTCGCAGGCAAGAGAGTTGGAGGCGCTCTATAAAATTCCACTCGACAATATTATTTTTTTGGATGGAATAACAAATTAAATTTGTTTAAGAAGAGAGGTGAGAGGAGGGAAGAAATGAGTAAGCAAAAACCTCTCCGAGCGAAGCGCAAGCGCTTCCTTCGGAGAGGCGTATATCAGGACTATCTTCCGGCAGACCTTGTCATTGAGGACATGGTTGATGATTGCTGGAAGGTAATCAGGTTGTCGCTGCTGCTAGGAACAGCAAGTGCGGGCGCACTTGCCTACATCCATCAGCGGGAAATTTTGGCAAGGATGTCCATTGCAGCAAAGAGGATACGGATGGCGATGTTGAGAGCTATGCAGAGGTTGTTGAGGGAGGTGAGTATCTATGGCAGAGAAACAGAGTAAATACCATGTCGCGCGGCTTGAACTGATTGGCTGTGATCTGCTGCTTGATGGCAAGGTTCTCCCAGCTGTGGAGTCCTTCGAAATCAAGTCACTGGGCGCCGGCATGGCAGCGTTAACGGTCAAAATGGCAGTTGAGCTGACCGGCTGCATTGAGGAGGGGAGATGACTACCAAGGAACTGAACGGATTGCTTGGCAGTATGCGGTGTGATTTTAACACCTTGGCAAAAATTACCGACAACCTAAGCGCGCTGCATGAAAAGGGCATGGAAAAGCTGAGGGCGGCAGAATCTGCAGAGAACGACGATGATGCGGCGGAGCGGCTGGAGGAAGCTGTTATATGCATGAGAGAAGCAAGTCATCAGTGTGATAGGATTTCCGTCGATTACTGGAAAGGAGTTCTGGGGCAGAAGAAGTCAACGCTGACACAGCTCTTTGATACGCTGGCCTTGGTCAATGACGCAGCGTTGCGTATGCGCGATATAGATATAAAAAAGGGCCAAGAGCTTCCGAATGTTGTCTACTGGCATATGCGGCAAGCAAAAAGCCATCTTGAGATAGTCCAGAGCCATTTGACTATCTTAGTTCGAGATTACCGCAAGGAAGACTATCGGAAGGAGCGGCATGGAGCAGACACCAAGTGAAAGACTGCAAGAGGAGTTGGACCATATTGAGCGCATTTTGCTGGGGCTTGGCTGCATCCTTGAATCAGTTGACGAAGTAAATCGGGAGATTCGAAGCTGGCAACGCAGCCTCCGCAGCAATGAGAGTCCGGAGATTATCCGGGAGCGGAAGGAACAGCTTATGCGAAGCCTGATTGCAGCAGGCGATGAATGCGACAGTTTTTCGCGGCTGGTAGTTCGCATGGAGCGGATTTTCTGATCGGAGGTGTATCGAATGACACTTCACAAATACTACATGCTTCAACGGCCGCCGGTACCCGGGAGCATTCCGGGCGAGGGGCTTTATCAGACCAAGGATTTTGAGGAGCGGCGCGAGTGCATGGGCAAGACGGTGCGCGCTTGGGGCTGGGCATTATACACCCGGCGGCTGGAACTGAGTGAACTTGCGGGCTATGAGCTCGCATACGGAGGAGAGGTTAAAAGATGAACGGAGTGAACGAGACAACTGACATGATTCAGGTGGTGAAAGATGTGGATAAGGCACAGCTTAGGGAGAAGCTGGCCAGGGAGCAGGCATATAGTGAGCAGCTGGAGTCGCGCAGATCGCTGCTTGCAATGCGGCTGCGGGAGAGCAGAGTGGCGTGCGCAAGGGCAGAGCTTAAACTCCAGCTTGCACTTTTCGTCGCACTGGTGGAGATGGGTGTTATTGCGCTGCTGCTCGGCATGCGACTGTAAGGAGGCCATAGGGGTGGACAAGAATCTTACAGAACAACAGCGTGAATGCGCACTGATGGAGCACATCAATCTGGACATTGAGAGTATTGAACAGGCAATCAATCGCCTGGAGCATTACCGGCAGAAATTGCTGACCGGAAGTCAGGCGCTCAGGAATAGCGGCGGCAGGCTTTCGACCCCTGACAGAATCAAGATCATAGTGGAATCGGCATTGGCGGCCGGAAATGCAGCAATAGCAGGAGAGCAACTCGTGAAAGCCATAGAAGGGCATTGCGGACCGCACGAGAAGGAGCAGGCAACATGAGCGACAATTTATCCGGAACCGGAGTAGCGGCATTGGATGCGGTATGCCTTGCGGAAGCCGGTTCTCGAGAAGCGCTTGGCCGCATCAAGGAGATTCATCAGGATGCCCTCGGAATTCATTGCTGGCAGCTGCTTCGGGCAATTCAATATCTGGAGTTGTCGGTAAGGTATCTGGAAGATACGAGAATCGTTTTTGAGGAAAGCGGGATATGAGACGGAGACGGTTATATTCGGAGCAGCTGGACCGGGGGGCAGCCGCTACGGATTCGATTCGGGATTCGTTACGGGAGCGGCTGTGCGCAGAACCGGAGACGCGCGGCGGCAAGATACTGCGGCTTCTCGAAGAGGCCTATCAGCGCCTGAATGAAGCGGCAGAGAATGTTGCGGCGTTGGAGTAGAAAGGATACATCATGAAGAACCGCGGATTATTTGAAACAAGGTTCCGGGAGGCTATGCAAACACTGGGATTGAAACAGATACAGGTGGCAGGCATGACCGGAAGGTCAAAAGCATCAATCAGCCAGTATCTTTCCGGAGACCAGGTACCATCGGAGACAGCACAGCGGGACATTGCCAGATCGCTGGGGCTGCCGGAGGATTATTTTTCCAGACCGGATGATGAAGACAGATCTCCGGCCGCTCCTTGCCCGCCGCGGCGACGCGGATCCATACGACGCCTGAGTGTCAAAGAAGCAGCAGGTGCGCTTGGCATTGACAGGGTTGTCTTAAGCAAAGGGCTCCGGCAGGGCGTATTTCCGTGGGGCTACGGAATCAAGACCACAGAACGCTCCTGGAAATATGTGATCAATGCAGATCGCTTTGCTGCCATTGAGGGTGTGGAGATTTAAGAGTAGGAGAAACGATATGCTGCGCGAGGCAGGAATGACCCGCGCAGCTTTGGCTTAGGCTTTTGACATTGATATTCCTGGGAGGGATTATGGACGGCAAAGTGTTTTTTCCGAGCCTCTTTGAGGCGCTGAAAGAGGTGGAGGACGCTGAAACCTATCGCGAGGTAATGGATGCGGTGATGAACTATGCCTTTTACAGCGAGGAGCCGAGTGGCCTGTCTTCGGTGGCCAAGATGGTCTTTGTATTGGTGCGCCCGTCGATTGATGCCGGCAATGCGAAGCAGCGCGCAGGCAAGCTTGGAGCGGAGTCACGCTGGGCTGCACGCAAGGGCAGTCAGAGTGCTGACAGCGAGACACCGCAGCAAGAAGAGTACGAGCCGGAAGAGGAGATGCAGGAAGACGACCGGCAGGAAGCTGCCATCACGGATGCGGATGGCTGTGAGCAGTCTGAGGATTTCGACATTGTACAGGATGATAGTCTGCTATCGTCTGCCACAAGCGCGAGTAATAGCAATGATTCTTTGCCATCGTCTGCCATCATGGCAAAGAATGGCAAAAACGGTTTGCCATCGTCTGCCATTGCAGAGAGCGATAGCACAAAGACAAATACAAAGACAAAGACAAGGACAAAGACAAGGACGGAGACGAAGACAAAGACGAGGGCAAAGACGAGGACGGAGACAGGCGCGGCGCATAGCGCGCGCTCGCGTACGCATGCCCATGGACCTTTTGGCCATGTTCTGCTCTCGGAGTCTGCCTATGCGGAGCTGACTGCGCGACATGGCGTAGAGGATACAGAAGCTGCCATCAAAGCGGTTGACGAGTACTGTGAGAGCACAGGCAAAGTGTATCCGAACTACAGCGTAGCGCTGGAACGCTGGGGGTATGATGCGGCAAAGGAGCGGCAGTTGGCACGCAGTAAGCGTGTGTCTGTCGGTGCGGCAAACGCAGGGAGTACCGGAGGCTTTGACGCACGCGCCTATCTGCTCAAAAAAATAGAGCAGGGGGAGTGCCATGGGTAAGAAGCGCATGAGTGAGGCAGAGGTTTCGATGCTGCTGTACACCATTCACGCTGTATACCCTGCGCATTTCACGCGTTTCACAGAACGGGACATGGAAGATCAGATTGCTGCCTGGCGTGGGGTACTGGAAGACTATAGCTACGTACAGGCATCGGCCGGGCTTAAGGCATTTTTGGCATCTGACACCAAAGGCTTTCCGCCCGTTCCGGGACAGGTGATTGATTTCATCAGGCGAGCCATGGAACCGGAGGCAGAGCAGGCGACCAATCCGGAACTGATTGCGTTAATTCGGCGCGCTCTGGCCAACAGCGCCTATAACAGCACAGAGGAGTTTGGCCGTCTTCCGGAAATCTGTCAGCGAGCGGTGGGAACGCCACACAACCTGGAGGAGTGGTGTCGTTTGGATACCAGGGAAGTAGAAACCGTGATTCTCAGTCATGTGGCGCGAGCACTGGATGCGACACGGATCCGGATGAGGGAAGATGCCAAAATACCCACCAGTGTTCGGCGTGTGCTTGGCATTGCACTGAGACACGAGAGCATTGCATTGCCGCATAGGGAGCGGAAGGAGGTTTTGCCGGATAAAGCGCAGCAGTCCCCAAAGGAAAATCGCCTTGAGGTGGCCGCGGAAATGGAGGCACGCATGCAGGAGTACAAGTCAAAATATCTGAGAGCCGGAAGTGTGGCAGGATGAGCAAAGATGATAACAGGGCATTGCGAGAAGAGCTGGAGAGCTGCCGCGCTTTGCAAGCCGAGATTTCGGACTATAAGCGCCGGACTGCCGAGCTTCAAAAAGAGCAGAGATGCCTTACAAGTTTGATTGCAGAGGGGACAGGGAATGCATCCGACTTGGCTGCGCTGAATATTTTGATTGCAGATCGCGTGCGTCACCAGTGCAGAGCCAGGGAGCGGCTGGAAAAGAAACTTCTGGAAGCTGACAAAAAAATAAGCCGGGTGTCTGATGCAGAGCTGCGCGTTATACTTCGACAGCGGTATATAGATGGGTTGACCTGGGAAGCAATCGGACGGCGGAACGGGCATCCGTGGACTGCATGGGCGAAGGTTAAGGTGCATAGATTTTTCTACAAGAATTGATAGGGGGAAAGGCCTTGCGTGTAACGTTTGTAACGGTAAAGTGAAAATAAGAAGTCGACAGGCATAAGACTTCTTCCCTCCTAACCGTTACTGGCGTGGTGTTGTTCGGCAGCACAAAGGCAGGTCCGAATCCTGCCGGCGGTTTTGACGAGGCTGAAAAGTCGCGTCGGTTCACCCCTTCCGGAGAGCGTGATTGCATTGCGGTGCAGTCACGCTTTTTTGTTGCTGTGAGAGCGTCGCAGTTTTTTTGAAAAGACTTGCATGTAACGCTTGTAACGATAGAGTTGCAACCAATACAGGGACAGAGGTGAAGCTTTGATTTATTTCAGATGCTCCCGGTGCGGAAAAAGAGTGCCCCGGGGGGAGGTGTGCAGTTGCAGGCAGCGTGAAAAACGAAAGTACACACCGCCTGAGGGGATCCGGAAGCTCTATCATACGGCGCGCTGGGCAAAGCTTAGAGCGGTAGTGCTGTCAAAATTCTCGGGCCTTGATCCGTGGGCACATGAGCAGAAACGGATTGAGTTTGCGGAAACGGTTCACCACATCATACCCGCTGCGGAAGATCCAACGCACTTCTACGATTTTGCAAATTTGATTCCTTTATCTAGAAAAAGTCACGATGAGGTGCATGCGCTCTACCGGCGCAGCGAAGAGAGTAAGCATATGACACAAGAAAAGCTGCGTTTACTGGCACATAAGGGCGCCGAGGGGGAGGGGGAGTAAAAAAAGTTTAAGCCATTTCCCCAAGACCGCTGTCCCCAGCTTTGTAACCGCAAAATTCTAAAAACGCATCGGAAAGGGGGAGGCCGTGGCAAGACCTAGAAAAATTGTGGCACTGCAGACCGGAAACCTTACCCGAGCGACTAAGGACCGGCGGGCGTATGAGGAAAAACTTGCGCGGGCGGACAGGGCGGGTATCCAGAAAGTCCCGAGGGCGGATTTAATTGATGCCATTGCAGTGCGAGAGTACAAGCGCGTTCTCAAGGCGCTGCTGAAGCTAGATCTGATTGGAGATTTGGACAGAAGTAATCTGATTATCTACTGCAACGCATATTCGGGCTATGTGAGGGCGTGCGCTGTTATGAAGAGCGAATCATTTAGGCCGATTGTTGTTTCAGCGAGCGGAGAAAAACCGTCCCCCTGGTATGCCATTCGAGATCAGGAGAGAAAAGCGATGGATGTTGCAGGCAAGGCCCTTGGAATGTCAATCAGTTCCAGGCTTACGGCGGCTGCCAAGAAGGCCGATGATGAAGAGGATGAGCTGAGAAAGGTATTCGGAGATATATGACCTGTCTTGAAGAAATTATGGAGTATGCGCAGGCTTGTATTTCCGGAAAGATTCCGGCAGGGACAAAACATATATGGGCCTGTCAGCGGCTCTTGCGTGATGTGGAGCGTATTGGGCAGGATGATTTTCCATATATTTGGGATGAGGAGCGGGCTGAGAAAATTGTGACATGGTTCTCTCTGCTGAGACACTCTAAGGGCGAACTTGCGGGAACTCCGATACATTTAACTGCCTGGCAAAAGTTCCGAGAGTGTCAGCTATATGGTTGGAGACATAAAGAGAGCGGAAGGAAGAGATTTCATCAAAGTTTCACAGAAGTAGGACGAAAAAATGCAAAATCTCAGCTCGAGGCCGGTGAAGCACTGAATGAGATTTCTGAGCAGGCGACAAGGAATAATGAGGTCTATGAGGTTTACACTGCAGGCGTAAAACGCGATCAGTCCAAAATTGTTTTTACAGAGTGTGATCTGATGACAAGAGGAACCCTAATTAGACCCTTGTTTCGATTCAAGCGCGATGAAATTGTTCATGTGAAAACCGGATCCTTTATCAAAGCACTTTCGAAAGAAGACGGGAAAAAAGGAGATGGAACCAACCCGGCAGTCCTGATTATTGACGAGTACCACCAGCATCCCGATACCGATTTTTACGATTTGGGCTTAGGGTCCAATGTGAAAGATAAGATGCTCACAATCATTACGACGGCCGGCAAGGATTTGACATATCCTTGCTACACGCAGGAATATGCGTACTGTTCTAAAATCCTAAATCCGGATGTTGATGTGTGGAACGATTCCTATTTCGTGGATATTTGCGAGGCAGATAAAGAGGACGATCCCGGGGAGCTCACAACATGGCAGAAAGCCAACCCCATCCGGGCTTTTTATCCGGCCGGAATCGACATGATTTCCAGTGCCTATGAAATAGCCAGGCAAATGCCGGAAAAGATGATTGCGTTTCAGACGAAGGTTCTAAACATATGGGTTTCTGCCAGAAAATGCGGATATATGGACATGCAGAAATGGAAGGCTTGTGAGGTGAGCGAATTCCCGGTCTCTTTGGAGGGACGCCCGGTATATGTCGGCTTTGATATGTCATCAAAAATTGATTTGACATCGATCGCGTTTATCGTGCCTTATGAGTCCGAAGCTTATGACGAGAGCGGAAAGAAAATTGTGAAGTACTTGCTTTGGTCTCACAGTTTTATACCGACCTACGAGGCACTTAGAGAGCATGTGCTGCGGGATAAAGCACCGTATGATGCCTGGAAGGAACAGGGATTTTTAACGGTAACAGATACTCCGATCGTGCATCAGGGGGCGGTGATGCACTATGTCCGGAAGGAAACAGAGAAATATAAGTTGGATGTGCGATGTCTTTGCTTTGATCCGGCCAATGCATCCAAGCTGATGATGGATTTGTCAGCCGAGGGATATACGGTTGAGGAGGTTTATCAAAGCCATAGAAGCTTAAATGAGAGCACCTGTGGCTTTAGAGAACAGGTGTATGAGCAGAATGTTTTATATCTTCCTAATCCGGTTTTGACATACGCAATGTCGAATGCAGTGACACGCGTGAACGGCGGCTTGATCAAAATTGATAAAGATGCTGCCACGCAACGAGTGGATCCGGTAGATGCGACATTATGTGCATTTAAGCTTGCCTTATACCACGATTTCGAGGCTGAAAATTATGACGAATACGTGGCTAATTTTCTGAAGGACATGGGGGTGTAAATGGGGCTTCTAAACTGGCTGCGTAATGCAGTGGGAATCAATGACGCAGGTAGGGAGAGCGCAAACCTGAACGAAAACAAGCTGCTGGAGTGGCTTGGGATTGATAGGAGCCACCCCGAAGCAATCAACGAGACAACCTACTATATCTGTCTGAAGGTTTTATCCGAGACGATGGGAAAACTTCCGTTAAAGCTATATGCGGAAGATAAGGCAGGAGGGAGAATTCGCGCGCCGGTAGATGACGAATCGGATGTAGTTCTAAACCGCCCGAACCCGGCCATGACGCCAGCGACATTTTGGTCAACAATGGAGGCAAATTGCAACCATTTTGGCAATGCGTATGCGTGGATTCAGAGGATAAGTATTCCGGATGGGCGCTTTGGGGGACGTATCAAAATCACAGGACTTTGGCCAATGCGGTCCGACTATGTAACCGTGTATATGGATGACGCGGGCATTTTTGGAAACCGGGGGCAACTGTATTACCACTACCGAACGGATACAGGGAATGAACTGATTTTCAGGCAGGACAATATACTGCATCTGAAAACGTGGATGACTTGGGACGGCGTTATGGGAAAAAGCGTCCAGGACATTTTATATTCTACGGTGGCGGGCTCCGGATATGCACAGCGATATCTCGAAAAATTATATGAGAGCGGTCTGACTGCCTCGAGTGTGCTGCAGTATACCGGGGATTTGGATGAGAACTTGCGGAAGCAGCTGCAAAAAAAGTACAACGCACTTTTAAGTGGCGCGCAGAATGCTGGAAAAGTAGTGGCACTTCCGGTGGGCATGACTTTGTCGCCGCTGAGTTATAAGTTGGCAGATGCACAATTTATGGAACTCAAGAAATATAGTGCCTTGCAGATTGCAGCGGCTTTCGGTGTGAAGCCGGATCAGATAAACGATTACGAGAAGAGCTCATATAGTTCGTCAGAAGCACAGCAATTGGCGTTCCTGACAGATACGATGTTGTATCGGCTGGCACAGTATGAGCAGGAGATTCAATACAAGCTACTCACCGCGGAGCAACGGGCCGCTGGGATGGTTTACAAGTTCAACGAGAAGGTACTCCTTAGGGCGACAGCACAGGTGCAAATGCAGACAATAGCATCCGGAATCAACAATGGAATTTACACACCGAATGAGGCGCGGAATTTGTTGGATTTGCCATCCAGAGAAGGGGGAGATGTGCTGATTGTAAATGGCAATTATGTCCCGCTCACTTCGGTTGGCGCTGCCTATGGACTATCACAGAAAGGAGGAGAGGAGAACAATGATTCTGAAAATGAATGGTGAGATTGTATCTGACGATGTGAAGAGAGCAGTCAATTATTTGAAAGCACGCGGTTATCCCATACTGGATGATTATTTTGCGCCAATGGATTTACAGGATGCAATTCAAAAGCTTCCAAGGGGAGACCGGCTGGAAATCAAAATCAATTCGTGCGGAGGCGATGTACTGGCAGGACAGGAAATTTATACGATGCTTTTTCGGCGCAATGATGTGGATATCGAAGTTGAGTCGCTTGCTGCCAGTGCGGCTTCAGTAATTGCCATGGCCGGGCCGAGTTCCATTTCGCCGGTTGGAATGATCATGATCCACAATGTGTCAACGTTTGGCGCGGGTGGCGATCATAAAGAACTCGAAAAAATGGCTGATGTACTTAGACAGTACGATGAAGCGCTTGCAGGGGCGTATAGCGCAAAGACCGGTAAGTCCAAAGCAGAAATTTTAGCGCTTATGGATGAAGAGTCGTGGTTGCCGGCAGAGAAAGCTGTGGAGCTTGGACTGATTGATAAGGTTTTAGATCAGCCGGAGATTCCGCTTGTCGCCGGAGTTGGAGCCATCGGGCAGTATGATGACATCCTGAAGCAGGCAGCGGCTATGATGCGCGAAGACGAAGTCAGAGAGCGGGAGAAAAGTGAAATCTTAAAGGATCTCGACCAGTTCGGGAGTAAGTAAGAAAGGAGACTATGTATGACGTTGATGGAGTTGTTGGCAGCAATCAATGCCAAAAAGAAAGATGTACAGAATCTGGTGGATGCAGACAAGCTGGATGAGGCAAAGAGTGCAAAGGAAGAGCTGGTTAAGCTCCAGAACAAGTATGACTTGCTGCAGGACATTATCGCAGGCGAAGAGAGCGGCGCCGGTAACGGTACGGCAGGACGCACGCAGGTGAATGTGACCGAGAACGCAGCGATTCATGAGTTCGCCAATGCGGTCCGTTCGAAGTTCCGGAATGCTACGTATTCAGGAAATCAGGAAGGCGGAACGAATGGGGAAGCGGGCGGATATACCGTCCCGAAAGATATTGAGACGAAAATCAATGAGTACAAAGAGATGCGCGATCGCCTGGAAGTTCTGGTTGATGTCGAGCCTGTAAAGGCTCCTACCGGCTCCAGAACATATAAGAAGCGCGGACAGCATAGCGGATTTGTTACGGAA